CATCACGTAGCTGAGCTACCAGCTATTAAGAAACCAGGTAAAGGTCGTACATATTTAGTTGAAGACTCTATTATGGGATGGGCTGATGCTGTAAAGGTGTTAATGAAAGCTTATCTTGAAGGATCATTCTTACCAAAGTTTGACTATCGTGCTGTTCGTGAGAAAGGTGCGCGTCTAGTTACAGCTGGTGGTAAAGCGCCAGGACCAGAACCATTGAAGCTGTGTCTTACACATGTTCAAGCTATGTTAGATAGAAAGGCTGAAGGTGAGAAGTTATCTCCACTAGACTGTCATGATATCTTATGTCATATCGCTAACTCTGTTCTTGCAGGTGGTATTCGTCGTTCAGCTATGATCTCTTTATTTGATCATGATGAGGAAGAGATGATTACATGTAAATATGGCAACTGGTGGGAGATTAACGAGCAACGTGGACGTGCTAACAACTCTGCTGTATTAAAGCGTGGAGAAGTTACAGAAGAAGAGTTCTTTGCTTTATGGAAACGTATAGAAGCATCAGGAAGTGGGGAACCAGGATTGTATTGGAGTAACAACAAAGATTGGGGAACCAACCCATGTTGTGAGATTGCTCTACGTCCTTATCAGTTCTGTAACTTATGTGAGGTTAATGTAAGTGATATAGAAGACCAGTATGATCTTAACAATCGTGTAGGTGCAGCTGCGTTCTTTGGTACATTACAGGCAGGCTTTACTGACTTCCACTACCTTCGTCCTATCTGGGCTAAAACAACTCAACACGATGCCTTATTAGGTATTGGTATGACTGGTATAGGAAGTGGAGAGATTATGAAGTATGACTTAAAGATGGCAGCTAATGTAGCTAAGAAAGTTAATCAAATGATTTCTGAGAAGACTGGTATTAATGAAGCAGCTCGTATTAGTTGTGTTAAACCTTCAGGTACAACGTCATTGGTATTGGGAACAGCATCTGGTATTCATGCTTGGCATAACGATTATTATTTACGTACAATGCGTTTTAACAAGAACGAAGACATTGCACAGTATCTAATGACTAATCATCCAGAGTTAGTAGAAGATGATGTGTTACGCCCACAAGATACCATCTGTGTACGCATTCCTGTTAAGGCACCAGAGGATTCTATCCTTCGTACAGAAACTGCTCTTGATACATTAGAAAGAGTTAAACATTTCTCTACTGATTGGATTAATGCAGGACATGTACATGGTGACAATACACACAACGTATCAGCTACTATTTCTATTGATAGCACTAGAAAGTATATTGCAGTTAATATGAATGATGGTGAAGGCACTCAGTATAATCCAGCAGAAGGTGGATATATGGATGAGTGGGAAGCTGTAGGTGATTGGATGTGGGAGAATCGTGAGTTCTATAATGGTTTGTCTGTACTACCTTATTGGGGTGGGTCTTATCAGCAAGCTCCTTTTGAGGACATCACTGAAGAGAAATATAATTCACTTATTGGTGAACTTAAAGAAATCGATATCACTAAAATCAAAGAGATAGATGATACAGTTAACTTCAACGAATCAGTTGCCTGTGGTGGAGGTGCCTGCGAGCTTGTCTAAGGAGTTCTTAGCAAGTAGAGGCTCCTGCTGTGGCAGTAAATGTTCAAATTGTCCTTACACTCCTAAGTGGGTGAAGGGCTCTAAAGATTAGTATTTAGATTGTGTAGAGTTCCAAATAGCCTAGAGGTTTTGCTTCTAGGCTATTTCTTTTTTAATGAATTATTTGTAACTTTATATAACAAAAAAATAAACGAAATGGCAAAAAAGCAAACAGAAGCAGCTTCAGGTAAATCTAAGCTGGATGACGCATTAGATGCGCTCAACAAAAAGTATGGCGTGGGTACTATCTTATCCTTAGGTGATAAAAACCACAATGAATATGATCTTATTTCTACAGGATCTATTGCATTTGACCACATCGCTCTAGGTGTGGGAGGTTTCGTTAAAGGGAAACTTTATGAACTTGTAGGTTGGGAGGGTAGTGGTAAATCTACTATCTGTGGACATGCTGTAGCTAACTGTCAATCTAATGGTGGTAAGGTGTTGTACATCGATGGCGAGCATGCTGTTGATCCTAACTACTTCACTGCTCTAGGTGTAGATATTGCAAGTATGCTAATCTCTCAGCCAACTTGTGGCGAGGAGGGTTTCCAAATTGCTATGGATATGATTAACACTGGAGAGATTGATCTTGTTATCATTGACTCAGATTCATCTTTAATCCCTAAGAAAGTCTTAGATGGTGAGGTGGGTGATAGTTCTATTGGTAGAAAAGCTAAGCTTAACAGTGATGTCTATCCTAAGTTAAAGGGTATTCTATCTAAGCACCAGACATGTGTTATTGTAGTAAGTCAATATCGTGAGAAGATTGGTGTAATGTTTGGTGATCCTAGAACAACTCAAGGTGGTCATGCATTAAAGTTCTATAGTGATGTGCGCGTAGAAGTTAGTAAGACTCTTGCTAAGGAAGGTACAGAAGCTTATGGTAATCTAACTAAGATTAAGACTATCAAGAACAAGATGGCTCCTCCTTTCAAGGGTGTAGAGTTTGAGATATTGTTTGGCGTAGGTATTGATCGTATGTTAGAGATCATGGACATGGCTAGTGACCTTGCAATCTTACGTAAGTATGGTAAGACTATTACATACAATGAGATCAAGTATGAGCTTGACGAGTTTAGAACTCTACTAACAGACAATGAAGAATTCTTTGACAAACTGCGTCAGGATATTGTGGATAAAATTAATAACGTAAACGAAATAAACGAAACAGAAGATGAAGATACACTTCAAGAAGTTGAATCCAGAGGCACAGAAGCCTAAGTTTGGCAAACCAGGAGATGCAGGTGCAGATCTTGTAGCTACAGTTGCTTGGGCAACAGAGTCTCAAATAGTATATGGTACAGGACTTGCTGTAGAGATACCAGAAGGAATGGTGGGACTTGTGTTCCCACGTTCCTCTGTACGTAACTACGCACTAAGTATGGCTAACTCTGTAGGTGTAATAGATAGTGGATATAGAGGTGAGATAATGGTAACATTTAATATTAAAACTAACCACAATACTAGAGAACTATATAAAATAGGTGATCGTATTGCTCAGCTAGTAATTATACCAGTACCATTAGCAAAATATGTAGAAGTAGAAGAACTATCAGAAACACAAAGAGGAACAGATGGACATGGATCAACAGGAAATTGAGCATAGGCTACAAGGTAATACATTAAAAAATAGACTAGAAATGGATGAAATAGGTCAGATGGAAAGACCTGTACATCCAGATCATTACAAAGGATATGCCTTTGATGTAATCGATATAGCTAATGAGTATGGATTAGACTTTCTGGAAGGTAATGTGTTAAAGTATTTACTGAGATGGAGACGTAAGAATGGGCTGGAAGATTTAAAGAAGGCCCAAACTTATCTCAATCTTCTAATAGAAAAACAAGATGGCAAAATCATGTTCTGTAGAAAATTGTGATAAGCCTGTATGGAGTAAGGGTTTATGTTTGAGTCACATCAAGCGTAAACCCATCACTCCTAAACGAGGTGGGCTGATAGCAGCTAAGCGTGACATGTTTGTGCAGAAGACTAAGATAGAGACAATGAGAAACTTGTTCTTAGAAATCTGGAAAGAACGCAAACATTACTCAGAAGTGAGTGGAGATTATCTAGGAGGAGAAGCATTATCAACATTCTTTCATCACATCCTCCCTAAGAGTAAATATCCTGAACTACAATATGATAAATCTAATATTATTTTATTAACTTTACCAGAACATGAATCTGTAGAGAATGATATGTACAGATTTGAAGAAGTTAACAGAAGACGTATTGCAATTTTAAACAAAATAAACCAATGACAAATCAATTTTTCTACACTCGTAAAGAGGGTGACAAAGAGTTTACAGACTCTTTCAATGTGAATAAAGTAATTCGCAGCATTGCATTTGATGATGAGCTAGTAGTATTACTAGATGATATCCATGAGCGTGTTGAAGAGGTTCCTACACTTAATCCTAAGACTAATAAGGTGATAGGTGTACAACGTAAGCGTGACATCTTCCAATCAGATATTCATTTGAAAGGTGATGACATTATAAGATTTAAAAAACTAACAAACATTGAAGCATAATGGCAGATTTTAAAAAATTACTAGGAAATAGAATCCTTTTAGACCTTCCTAAGAAAGATGAAGGTAAACTTATTGTGGACGAGAACACAAAAGAAGCTCTTGAAAGAGAGATGATGCAGAAACTTAATAAGCTTACAGTACATGCTGTAGGTGATCTTGTTACTAGCATTAACATAGGTGATAAGATCTTAGTTGATCCAGGAGCATTAGGTAAAGCCCCAGTGATTCCTATTGGTGATGAGAATAAGTTATTAGTTACACCATTTGATGTGATTTTAGTTTGGTAATATGGAACTACCTTTCATTTCATGTAAGTGTATAACTTATGGTAGAGTGTCCACGCTTGAGGAGAGTGTAGAATCTTTCCTCAAGCAGGACTATCCTGCTGACAAGTGTGAGCTTATCATAGTTAATGATTATCCTTTACAAACTCTTGTATTTGATCATCCACAAGTTAAGATAGTTAACCTAGACAAAACTTTTGATACCATAGGAGAAAAAGAAAACTATGCAACAGAGATGTGTCAAGGAGAAATTATATGTCAATGGGATGATGATGATGTAGCCCTACCAAATCATTTACAGAATGTAGTTAAATACATGACTAATGATGTAAACATTATTCATTGGGAAGTAGGTGTACTATGTCACATTACAGGTATTGAACAAGTTGGTTGGATAGGTAACTCTGGTATTGTTTTTAGAAAGTCAGCTTGGAAAGCTATAGGAGGGCATCCTCTTGAGAATGCTGGATATGATATGACTTTTATTGAAAACATCAATGCTTATGGGGGAAGGCTGTTTGCTAAGCCACCTAAAGAAGAAGCTAGTTGGTTCTATATGTGGGGTGGTAGAGGATATCATATGAGTGGTGAGGGTACAGATCATTCTGGAAAACTCAACGCTATACAAAGACATAGTGCTCATATAGAAAGAGAAAGACGCAAAGGAAATGTTCCTGTAGGCGAAGTCACACTTAATCCTCATTGGGATAAAGATTATAATCAAATGTTAAAAGATTTCATCAATGCAAATAAATAGAATAAGTATTGACTCTACACATGCTAATACAGATTTGTGTAAACTTGCTGTTAAGTATCCTACAGATAAGTGTCCTTATCACAATGAATCTCATTTGCATAGACATGCTTATACATCTATATATAACCTATTGTTCTCGCAACTTCGTTATAAGGAAATTACAATAGGTGAAGTGGGAATATTGGACAACCATTCAATGTTATGTTGGAGAGAATACTTTCCTAATGCAGCTTTATTTGGATATGAATATCATGATGATAAATTGCAAAAAGGAATACGTGATAATCTGAGAAATGCTACATACATTCATATAGATGTTACCAATGAAGAATCTATTAAGAGCGTATTTAACAAGAATGATTTCTTTGATATAATCATAGAAGACTCTACACATGTATTTGAGGATCAGATTAGATTTCTAAACGTAGCATATAAGTGTGTTAAACCAGGAGGTATAATTGTTATCGAAGACATTTTCCTTAAGGAAGATGAGAATAGATATATAGAAGCTATAGATGGTATTAAAGAATACTTCTCATCAGCTACATTTATTATGGCTGATCATGAGTTAAAGTTTTCTCCAGGATGGGATAATGATAAGTTATTGGTGTTACATAGAAATGATAAAGAATGTTCTTAAATATTATCACCCCTTGTAGTAGACCAGAGTTTTTAGATGCTGTTTCAAAAAGCATCAATATCCCTAAAGATAACTACAGGTGGATTGTTGTTTTTGATTCAGAGACTATTCCAGAAAACATCCCAGAATGTGAAGCTTATTGCATTAAAGATATAAACAGCGTGTGTGGAAATGCACAAAGAAACTTAGCAATCGATCTAGTAACAGAAGGTTGGATATACTTTAATGATGATGATACAACTATGCATCCAGACTTATGGGATAATATCAAAGATTTAGATAATGACTTTATATCATTTGATCAAGTATGGACCAGTGGTGTACATAGATTGTATGGAAACATAGTTAAATTAAGCTATGTAGATAGTCATAACTTTATTTTACATACATCATTAGTAGGTAATGAAAGATTTGTTTTAAGTAGAAGAGATGCAGATGGTATATTTGCTGAAAACTGTTATAATAAAGCAAAGAACAAATATTACATTAATAAAGTGCTATCTACCTATAATTCACTACAACCATAAAAGAAAAAGGGAGCCAAATGGTTCCCTTTTTACTTAACCCAAAATCACAAATTTAATCGAAACGAACAAAAATCTATTTAGAAAGTCTTTTTTGTTTCAAAGGCCACATCTTACTCTTAAGACGTGATGGCGTATCAGCCTCCTTCATATAGTTAGCATCAACTGGTTTAGGAGGTGCCACTTTAGGAGCCTTTGCAGGCTTGTGCATTTTAAGCACAGGCTTTGTTTTTTTCTTAATCATTATTTCTTTTTCATTTTACCTCCAGACTTCATAGTCTTCTTAGGTATAGTGAATTTATTACTCTCAAATGATTTTGTAGTATCAACCTTAGAAGGTTTTTTACCTAATTTATCTGGAGCTTGTTTTGCAGTGATGGTGAACTTGTTAGAAACAGCTGCACCTGATTGAGCTTTCTTTTTCATATTATTTACAGCCATATTTACATTTTTTCATAGCACCACCTTTTTTCATCATAGCTCCTGATTTAGCCTTACCTTTAGTAGCACCTGCAATACGATCAGCAGCTGTAGGATTAGGGTTCTTATCGATACCAGCTTTCACTGATAACATACCAAATTCTCCACCAACTTTAGCTTTTTTCATCATACTACCATTTTTAGACATACCTTTAGGATTCATCTCACGAGGTCCAGCTTTAGGTCCATCATAATTAGCTCCACCACTTTTTGTACGTGGTAACTTATCATAAGATCCTGGAAGGAAGTCTGCAGGAGTTTGTTTACCTGCTTTAGGTAATGGTTTAGCTTTAACTTTAATTTTAACAGATGCACCAGCTTGTGCTTTTTTCATTGTTTTCATTGTTATTTCTTTTTAGTTTGAGCTTTAATTTTTTTCTCCTGCTTTAACATAGCAGCTGTAGGTTTCTTACCTGAGCCTTTGTTAGCACGAATGTTGTCCCATAAACCACGCTTAGACATAGAACCATCAGCACGTTTAATCATACCACCAGACTTCATATTATTGTTAGCATTCTTAAGAATTCTATCATTATTAGCTTTTTGTTCTGCTGTTAATTTGAATGCTGGTGGAGGAGTTTCATTGTACTTATTAATGTTTAACTTTTTTAAAGTTTTATCTGCATCTTTTCCTATTTTCTTTTCTAATGGTGTTTGTGCAAATTTTTTAGCCTCTACTTTTTCAGCTAAAGTTAATACTTTAGGAGCTGTTTTAGCTGCAGCTTTTCCAGTGCCTTTAATTGCACCTTTAAATAGTCCTTTTACTAAACTTCCAACTTGAGCTTTCTTTAATTTTTTCATGTTAACACTTCCACTTACGTAGAGATTTATTGATACGAGAATTAGGATCGTTTGCAGTTTTTGCAGACGTTAGTTTCTTTTTCATGCCTGACATCCTAGCACAGAATGATTTCTTGCGAGGACCACCTTCAGGTTGTGGAGCTTTAAGACCAGGTTTACCTGGGTTAGCTCTGTTGTAGGAAGCCCTACCTTTTGCATTTAGGCCACCAGAAGGATTCTTACCTTCCTTTCTTTGCCATGCTTCGCTTTTTGCCATAGTCAGGATTGTCTTTGTGCCACTTCTTAACTGAAGCAACACCTTGTTTAACAGTTTTAGCTCTAGATTTAGCAGTGAGATTAATCTTATCCCATTTACCTGCTGGTATTCCAGCTGTATGATCTACAACGATGTCTCCCTTATCACCTATACCCTTATCAGTTTTCTTTTTGAAAACTTTATGAGTTTGACCACCAGCTTTAACAATAGCTTTATTTGCCATTATCTTTTCTTAATAGATTGAACTTTAGATAAATTTTTCTTAACCTTATCCATCCACATCTTTTCTTTTTTAGGCTTCATGGCTTTCTTAACCTTGCTGAAAGCATCTAGTTTAGTAGTCTTTCTCATTATTTCTTAACGCAGTTATTAACTGTTCTACCACCTTTCTTCTTGGTACCTTTCTTCACATAGCCAGTCCAGCACTTTATCTTACCACCATTCTTTAATGATGTGCCATCTTTCTTTATAAGATGACCATTAGGTACAGGTGTTATGGCTCCTTTGATTGCTGGTATACTATCACCATTTCTAAGGACACCCTTACCTACATAAGCTGTAGCCTTCTGTGGATTCTTAACACCATTACCTCTAGTGACATTCTGAGGTTGTGTGTTACGTAATCCAGCTCTAAGACCAGACTTCACCATAGATTTTAGTGATGACTTAGCCATAGTTATTTACCCTTACGCTTTGCAGCCATTTTCTTAAATGTCATAGCTAATGCTTTGCGCTTGGGAGTGCATGTAGCTTTTGTCATAGGGGTGCAGAAACCTTTATGTTTAGGATTTACTGCCTTCTGAATCCAATTCTTGTCTTTCGCCTTTGCCATATCTTCTAAATGTTACATTAGGTTTTACCCTAATATCTCTATGAATAAATTGCCAGAGCTCCCCTGTGGCGTTAATAATAACTGTATACATTGTATCAGTTTCATGACCATATTCTGTAACAAGCCAGATGACTCCATCACCTTTAGGTGTAGATACATCTATTCTGTTAACAGGTTCAAAGATCATTACTTCTTCTTTTTAGCACCCATCTTGGTAGCACCAAGTTCTTTATCTTTTTTCAATGAAGGTTTACCACTTTTAGCTCCTGCTAAAGTTTTCTCTTGAACCTTTGTCCAAGCACCTTTAGGATCTACAGGTCCTACACGTTTGTTAGAAGCCTTTAGTCCTGAAAGACTACCTAATGATTTGTTTGCCTTTGCCATTATTTTATAACTTTAATACCTTTGAGTTTTTTGATGATTTTATTAGCCTCATCTTCAGCCATTGTTACTATTTCTTCTGATTTTTTCTCAGCATCCCATTTGTATAGGAGAAGAGCCATGTGCATTGTTTCATGCATTATAGCTGTTTTCTGTTCATCAGCACTATATCTTTTAAAAGTGCCCATGTTTAAAAAAAGAAAAGGTTTATAAGGAGCTTTAGCTACTAGCTTTTTATCTGCAGGATCGTAGTTTGTCAATCCATAGATGTATACACCATTACCTTTTGTCTTATCAACCTCTTCTGCTTGGGCATCTTTAAGATTTAGCCCATGCATTTCTTTAACTTTATAGTAATTGAATATGTCAGTAGCATCCTTACCAATCAGTAAGATGTACTTGCCCATATCGAATTCTTTAATGTTCATTTATTGTTCTTGATATTCAATAACTAATCCTGATTCAACAGCCCTAGCCATTATACTTTCAATAGCGTCAGCTGCATCAGCAGCACGTAATATAACTCTAGCCTCTGGCGTAGAAACAATTCCACGTAATGAGTTTAAAAGCATTCCAAATTCGTTACCTGAAAGAATGAATTGAGCATCTTGATGCCAAGTGTATTTCTTTGAAGGATCGTATGCAGGAACTTCTGAAGCGCCTGTCTCATCGTCTTTTACTATTTGCATTTTATTTTTGGTTTAGTTTGAACAAATATAATCATCCCAAATCAATTTCAAAAGAAATAACTGCATTTGTTTTAATGCTTTTACTCATATTTAGTTTGATCTGGAATCTGTTGTGGAACTTAAATAGTTCCTCTATTAACATGTTTGTATACATAGGAAGAGAAGGTGCAATCCTGAATGAATAGTGCTTAGGATGTTTTACAACTTCCATACTAGATAATTCATCAACTGAATCTATAATGCCTTCTAGATGCGAGAAATATATTGCATCATTGTCAGCCATTATTTTGGGAAAGAATCTCTTCTCTACTTGCATTAAGACAAGGTTAATAGATATTTAGTTTTTGCTGCCTCTCCAGACAATGCATCAGCTAAGTTACATACATCATGATAAGCATTCTTTTCTCCATACATCTTTAATGATGATGCAAATGACATTATATCTGCTACACATTTTTCAGCTGTACAATCTGTAAGAGGTTCTATTTTATAAACTCCAGGTCTTTTACCTGTATAGCCCATAAGCTTCTCAATCAATCCATCTTTGAAATCATGTACATAATCGTACAATGCCCCTGTGGCTTGATGTTCTGCATAACTTTTTGTTTGCCAATGAGTCAAATGTAATTGCTCATGAAAATAAGTAAGCTTAGCAGCGATGCTCTCTAACGAGAGCTCGCTATCACTTGCTTTACTTAACATTTCTTGTGGAAATAATGATTTAGCCATTATGGTGCTGCTGTTGTAGTGGTTGTAGTTGTACTAGTAGACGTTGACGTTGAAGTACTTGTACTAGTTGAAGTACTAGTAGATGTTGACGTACTTGTTGAAGACGACGTAGTTGTAGTAGTAGGAGTTGCAGTGGTAGTTGTTGTAGTTGTTGGAACAAAATTACAACATTCTTTTGCATCTATCTCTTGCCAGTTACCATCCTTAGGCTTGAATCTTTGTAAGATTAAGCTGCTTGGTACTATACGTCCTGTTCCATCGAAACGAACGTATGCTTTTAATTGATTATTGCTATTTGCCATGATTATACAATAGTTGTCGTTGTAGTAGTTGTAGACGTAGATGTACTAGTTGACGTAGTCGTAGAAGTAGACGTGCTAGTAGAAGTAGTCGTTGTTGTTGGACTAGCTGTAGTAGTAGTCGTAGTTGTAGGAATGTAATTACAGCACTCATATGCTGGAATCTCTTGCCATCTTCCCACTTTTGGCTTGTTCTTTCTCAGAATAAGGCTGCCTGCAACAACCCTTCCACTACCATCGTAGCGAACAAATGCTTTTAAATCTCTCTGAATTGCCATGTTATTAATAATTTAATTTATACTTATATTTTAACTTCATCATTTGCTCAACGTAGTAGTGTGTACCTTTTTGTTGAGCTCTTGGATCATTGAATACTAATTCTAAATGAGGATCTTGAAATGGATCTTTACCCATATGATACTCACCTTTGTAAAATGCTGGGTAGTCACCCATATCTTTATTGACAATACCAGCGTTATGTAATATACCTAACCTGTGGACCTTGTCAATAGGATCTGACGACCAAGAGAATTCCATTTCAGGTAAATTCTTAGTGACCCCACCTCTAAACCAAATAGCCCAGAGGACAGCCCACATGTCAGCACACCAACTTTGAAAGCCTGCAGATTCATCCTTGAAATATAGTCTGTTTATGTTTAATAAATAACTACGTATTGTAATGCAATCTCTTAGTACCTTCTCCCAGAACATAACATCAATATTCTTTAACAAATATTGAGCGCCTCCTGAGTGGTCGTTGTTCTCCTCTGCTATTTTACGTGTGATACCACACATCTCTGTAGCCTGAGCTAGAACATCTATTTTTTTATATCCATGCAACCTTTCAGGAAGCACTTGGTGTATCTTACTATCGAAGTATGAAGCGTTAATGTAGCTATTGGTGTCTGATAAATAGTTTATATCGTCATCAATATATGCATCAACATTAAATTTATCTGTAAACAAGACATCAGAGTCGCAGTAGAACACTGCTTTGTCTTTCATGTCTGGATGATCCTGCCAGTAGCGCATCAATGAGTAAGGTCGTAATACAGGAATATAGATTCCTAACTTTTCACTTACGCCATCTTGATCCTTATAGAAAGCAAACTCTGCTTCTGGATAGAGGTCTACGACCTGTTGCCATTTCTCATTCTTATCTCTAAACGATGGGATAAAGATGAGGACAATAGCCTTATCTGAATGTCCAATGTTTCTTAAGCTTTCTAACCATAGATGTACCTGCCAAGTGTAGTAGGTGTCATCTGGTTGGGCACAGATAAATTTTAATTCCTTCATGTAGTTGTTGGTTTAATTTAATTCTTAAGGTGCAGCAGTAGTCGTAGTTGTTGTTGTCGACGTACTGGTGGATGTTGTAGTCGATGTGCTAGTAGATGTAGTAGTAGTTGTATGAGAATCTATACAAGGTTGACAATCACTAGGAGTGTTCCACACATAGGCAATAGTTCCTACATCTTCAGGACCTGTTGCTGCATCTATTATAGTCCAACATTCAGGAGTAGCATTATTAACAATGGTACCTTCTGCTAATGTGCCAGCACCAGTGTATTTAATTACATGGTATTCCATTCTTTCACAACCAGCTACATTATAGTAAGTAACTGATGGATTACCTCTAGCATACATAATGCCTGATAAAGCTTCTAATTGCTTAGAAATCTGCCAAAGCAAATTACTCTTTGTACTCCAGCCTATCTGTCTTGATGGAATTGCCATGTTAGTAAACTTTAGTTAATGTAAAGTTTCGAGAAATTATTGAATTATCTACACTATTACTATCCCATTGTGCAGTGATTACCAATGTGTTACTTATTGTAGTGTCAAACGTAGTGGTATTAACTGTACTTAAATTATATCCTTCAAACTGAGTTCCTCCATTTCTAATGTAAGAAAACAATCCTCCAGATGAAAGTGATGCAGTACCAGCTCCTCCTAATGTTCTAATTGTAAAATACAAATTCATTATCCAAGCTTTATTAGTTGCAGCAGCCAAGTCAATTATACCAGTATCAGCAAGAAGTGCTCCTGATAATGTTTTAACACGAATATGTACTGTTGATGAACTTGTACAAGACATCTGACCATCTAATAAACAAGTAAAAGAATCTCCAATAGAGAATCCATTTGCAGGAACAGATAATCCACCCACTCCTGGTCCTACTATTGTTGTTTCTACAGTAGTAGCAGTTACAGGTGTACTATCAGCTGTTTGAGCAAATAAACCATAAGATGTAGTAGGACCACTACTTGTGCCAGACGTACCTGCAGTTCCAGCTACACCAGCTGTACCAGCTGTGCCACTAGATGCAGAAGTTCCTGAGGACCCATTAGTTCCTGTAGCACCTGAAGTACCAGCAGAGCCTGACGTACCAGCAACACCTGATGTTCCTGATAGTCCACTTGTTCCAGCAGATCCAGACGTTCCATTAGTTCCATTACCACCTGCAGCACCATTAAGGTTAACTGTCCAGTCACTGTATGCTCCTGTTCCTGTAGTTTCTGAAGGTGCACCAAATACTAATATACCTGTACCAGAATCATATGATGTAACCATCGATACTTGATGATGAGTAGAATCATATGATATAATGATGTCTTGGGCTGTAGTGTATGATAAACCTGTACCTACAGTTATAGTTCCACCAGTTCCTAATGTAAACTCTGTAACAGATTCTGTTTTATATCTATCACCAGATAAACCAGATGTACCTGCTACGCCTGAGCTTCCTGAAGATCCACTTAATCCAGCAGTACCTGCTGATCCTGAAGTACCTGATCCACCACTAGTTCCTGAGGAACCACTTGTTCCTGAACCTGATCCTCCACCACTATTGTATGTAATGCCTGACAAATACTCTAATTGCTTAGAGATTTGCCATAACAGATTTTCCTCTGTTCCCCAACCTATTTGTCTAGATGGTATAGCCATTGTATGAATATTTTTATAGAATGTTACAAATATATATTAGTTTAAACAATATATATTATTAGTATTAAAATTTACTTTAATGATTTGTATTAGCAACTCTAATCAAATTGATTATTTAGCAGGTAATACAATTGTAGAATCAAGATAAACCTGTTTACGCTTAAGTTTTATTAGGTCTTTCTGATAGTCCCACTTAGCACGTAGCTTTAAAACCTTCATAGTTTCATCAGCTTTCTCTCTCACCTTTACAATCTTGGCTTCTATCTTACCAATCTTTACAAACCTTGTAGCAGGATCTTGCTCTATGATTTTGATTTCATCAATCTTGTGTTCTAATACACTAACTCTATTTTGGTATCTAGATAGTGCGTTGGCTTTTCTAATCTTAATTGCTGGGTATACAGATAACATTATTGCTATTCCTGCATAGATGGCTATTTTCTCTAACATATATTTATGGTTTAAATGATATCGCTAAAATACTAACAAGTGCAAACATAAGTGAAAGTGTTGACAAATCAATTGACAACTTAGCTTTACCTAATGATGTATTTATTAGTGTTAAATTTTTATTTTTTTCTTCTACAACAGAAGTCCTGTTATTGGATTCAGCAAGTAATGAATAATAGTTAGCTTGCTTAGCGTCTAGTTCTTTATTTAGTTTTTTTGCTTTATCAAATGAAACCACTAAGCTATCAAACTTAATCCTATCGCCCTTTATATTTTTAAAAATATTATTTATATCGTTAGCTTGCTTCTCTGTAATGATAACCACTGTATCATTACCTATTATTTTCTTTGTTGGATATTGTGCTATCGCTGATTGAGAAAATAACAAAAGGCTCACCACTAACATTAATAGTTTTTTGTAAGGTTTCATTTTCTTTAACTAAGTCTTTAATTTCTTCCTTTAATGTTTCTATCTTATTGATCGTAACATCCACTTTCTTCTCTACTGCTTGATCAGCTTTTCTAGAAGCAGCATCAGCTTGGATTCCAGTCTTCTGAGATTGGGCCATAATAGCTTCAAAATCTTCTTTTTGTATATTTCTAGGTTTATCATTTATTGATGTATTTGTTTCTGCAATAGTTGTAGAACAACCATACAAGAAAATTGAAAAAATAATTAAGAGTCTCATTTTATCTTCCCTAGTTGTTGTAACACCATTATTTTACTAGCACTTGCTGAAAGTAAACTATCAGACTTTCTTAATTGATTTGTACAAGCATCCACTTTAACCTCCATCTTATCTATCTTCTCATTCTGACGAGAGATTTGATCAGTGAATGTATTACGTACATCAATATACAAATAAGATATTCCTATAAGAACAACAAATAACGTACCCACTATAGGATTTTTAGAAAAATCTTTAAACGAAATAGGTAAAGGGTTTGTGGATATTTTTCTAGCTGTCATTTTTTATCTTCTACGATTTAATCTATCTTCTATAACTGATAGTCTTGCTTTTATATCAGCTCTTTCAGTCATAGCACCTTCTTTAATGTTATTTATCTTATCACTTATCTCAAACTTTAAATCAGATCTTGCTTGCATAGCAGCAGCTCTTAGTTCTTCTAGTTCAATAGTTGTTCCTTGTGGAGGTATAGCTTTGTTCTCAGCGTTGACAACAACAGCCATTTTATTTTCTAACACGCTCACCTTTGAATCAAGCTCACTAACCTGCGTTAACAACCATCCAATTGCAGAAACACAAATAGGAAACAATATATACACTAGCTTCTCAACTAAGTCAGACTTGCCTCTATCTACTGCAATTATTTTTTCTAGCTCTGCTGTTTTTTCTTCTTGTGTATGCATCATTTTACATTATAAAATGTTTGTATATGTACAATAGTTGAATCATTAATGATACTGCAACGATTGTAGATACAATCCACAAAGTTAGTTTAAATGTTTTCATTGGTTGGTTATTTATCTACCTTGTCCTCTATACTTCTTTTTTCTAGGAGAAGCTTTAGGTCCAAAGTTCTTTTGATGTTTGCCTTTACGTCTTACACCAAAGACAATCTTTCTGTTCTCAGCGTTTTTTGATGGTTTAGCCATTATTTTAGGAGGTTATAATATTCATTGAAATGTTTATTTCTATCTGCAAGACCAATAGTTCCTCCATTAACTCTCTTAGTCACTGCTGTTACTACTTCAGGCGTAGCACCTCTATCACATATAGACCACAACTTATTACTATTAAAGAAAAAAGCTGCTGATGCCAGTGGGTATTTAGTAGCAACTAAATCTGGATCTGCAATTATGTTCTCAGGAACTGTGGCGTCGAACCTTGTGTAGTTCTCTTTACCTGTTAATTGTATATATCCTCTGCCTCTAAACTTATATCCATCACCTGAATTCTCATCACCATTACCCATACGACCAGCATAAACTCTGTTAGCTATCTTATCAGGTTGTCTTTCATATGCTACAGCTAATGTAGGACTAAAGTATTTCTTAAAGATACCTACTAATCCTTTAACTGAATAGTTTAAGTTCTCACGTACAGCTTTAAAGCCTCCACTCTCATGACCACATTGTGATAAGAAGTGCGCAAGACGTAAGTTGTTTGTAATACCAAAACGTGCAGCTGTATCAGGGATCTGTGCAATCACACCATCTGGTATGTGTCCTTTTAACTTGTGTAGTTTAAATCCTGATTCAGGAATCTCTACAGGAGCTGCTTTAGGCAGGTCTTCTATACCAAGTTTAGCTAATGTAAAAGGGCCAGCTATGCCATCAGCTTGTAAGCCATTAGCTAACTGCCATGCTATTAGAGCTGCTTCTGTCTTAGGTCCAAACTTACCAATAGGATCTACGCCTAACTTCTCTTGAAGCTTGGTTACTAGTGGACCTTCATCACCTTTACGCAACGTTGACATTTTTCTTTTTTCTAACAACTTTCTTTTTAACAACTTCTGCTTTACCTTCTAATATAGGCTCAGGCTTCCAAATTAATGAACGTAAAAAGTTTAAGAACCTCATATTATTTTATTTTAAAGTATGTAGAAACACCAAAGGTTGTTATTCCATCTATAGTTGTTGTTGCTTTAACTCCATAGATTTGATCTTTCTTAGTCTTATATAATAGTCCTCCCTCGACACTTCTGATACCACTGCTACTATTAGCATTAACACCACCACCAAGATAGAGTTGTCGTTCAGGTTCTGCATATTTGGTTATTGTTACTGTTTCTTTTACTACAGGGATTTTAAAATTATCTTTAGTGGTACGCTTACTAAGTTTGTTCTTTGAAACTGTATCTATTATCTGGATGTGTCCAAACTTTCCTACATTAACTGAGTCTACATATACACGCTTAGCAGCATAGTCTTTAGCTAAGTCTTCGTATTGTTTCTTTAGTTTTGGATAAGATGTATCAGCTTGGTATTCTTTCACTAACACTTCGTATGGCATAGGTATTTCTCTAATCACAGGAACCTTCTTGACAATTAAACTATCGTGCTTCAACCAGGTTGTATCTCTTACGACTAATGTATCTGGGCCCTTAGCTTTGCTGGATCCTCTCCATTGATATAATGATAGTGTAGCAAAGATTCCAATTAATAATATAAGTAGTTTATCCTTCATAGTCTTCAGGGAAAGGTTGTTCTTCTGGCTCTTTTGTTTTAGTTTTCTTACCCATGATGTTCTCTACGCCAGAAATACCAAAGCAGCCAAGGGTTGTAATCACAAATGAATTAAATACATAATCATTTAACACTAACTCTTTGCCAAAGAATCCTGTAAATAAATCTATAGCAACAACAGCCACCATGATAACAAACGAAATAGCTCCAATAATTGCCTTTTCATTCCAATCATTTGTATCTTTAAATATAGTCCAAAAAGAATCTTTAGGATCTTCAATTATATGTTTCATACTCTTTAGGCGTTAGGTCATTATCTCTTAATATTGCCACCATCTCTGCTTTAATAATTCCTTTAGGATATTCACTTGGAGGAAATGGTGATTTATATGTTGTTTGTTTGTAGAACTGACGTTCTATATTCTCAATTTTAATTGTATTACTCACTGTACGATCATTTAAACTATGTAACTGCGTCTTTATATCCTTGATGTCGTACCACATCATTCCTACAACTAATGTAGCTAGTCCTTTGACTAAATAATCTTTAAATGCATCTGGTTGAACAGCCATAGTAGTATAGAAAAAACAATAGCGTCCCTACCCAAATAGGGCTGAGACGCTATGTAGTTAACAAAAAAATTGATGAAATGTAAAAAAAGAAAAAACCTAAATCTGAGCGCCCTGTTCAAATGAGAAGGGGAATAGGTATGTTGTAACAAATATCTGTAATTCCTATGAATTATCCAAATAAATTTTTAACTAATATGGGTTATATGATTTTTCTTCTATAATATCTGATCCATACTTAATATTTATTTCTTTTTTAATGAATGCTCTTCTATCATTTGTGAAGTAGACATCACGTGCCATCTGTATAAACTCAGCATCAAACTCGCCCAATCGTTCCTTCTCTCTGATGTTATCTTCTATACGCCAAAGCTGATAGTTTATATTACATAACTCAGTGTACAACTTATCAATTAAGATTTCTGCAGGGAATGATTCTACTAATGCGCTAAGTTCTTTTTGAACATTAGCTAACTGAGTTGTATCTTTGATCTTATCATTCTTAATAACGAGAATGCTGATCTTATCAGCCACTTCTCCTGTACTAACATCTATTAACATAGCTCTTGTATTTTTGTGTAAATATAATTAACTTTGACCAAACCAACAAAAGTATGCCTTATAGTTACTCACTATTTAAAGAAGAGGTAGAACAGCATTTACTCTCTGTAGTAAATAAAGATTTTAAAGTCTTAGATGTAGGTCCTGGATCAGGCACTTATGGTAGGATGTTAAAAGGTCTATGTCATTTAGATGCTGTTGAAATTTACGAACCTTACATTCATCAGTTTAATTTACAAGATCTTTATGATAATGTATTCTTAGAAGACATATGTAAGTTTGATATTCATCCCTACAATTACCTAATCTTAGGAGATGTATTAGAACATCTAACACTAGATAATGCAATACCATTAATTGATAAGATTAATGCATTGGGTAAGAAGTGTTTGATTGCTGTACCTTATTTATATGAGCAAGGTGAAGAGTATGGTAATATTCACGAAACACATCATCAACCAGATCTAACATACAATAAGATGGCTAGTAGATATCCATCATTGAAATTATTATATGGCGATGATAAATATGGATACTATGTCAACTACTAAACCAATTTGTCTAAACCTTAGTGAATGTCCTGCTCTAGGAGATCTTATATGTGCTACGCCCACTATAAGAAAACTATCTAGAGCCTATGAACAGAATATAACTGTGGTTAGTCCTATACCAGAGCTGTTCAAAAAGAATCCATACGTACAAAATAGTTACAAGTCCACGTCAATCGATTGGGAATATTTCAATGAACACTTCATTATGCATAACTCCTTCACCAATGTAGGTAAGAAGAATGAAAAAGGAGTGGAAATGAAACATAATACTATCGACATACGTCAGTATCATGCTATACAATTAGGGTTCATGTTGGATAGATATGAGTTGTATTGTGAATACAGTCCTATAGAACCAAATAGATTTGATATACCCCATAAGTATATACTTATACATCCTGTAAGTACGTGGCCTAATAGAACATGGCCTGCTGAGAAATGGATGGAGCTTGTTAAGCATCTTAATGATGCAGGGTTTTATGTCATTAGTATTGGTAAAGATAGCAGTGAGACTGGCTTCTTTAATGTTGACAAACCTGTATTTAATTTTGACATACCTCATGGTATGAATCTAATGAATCAGACATCTATATCAGATTGTTATCACCTTATACATAATGCATCATGTTTTATAACTATGGACAGTGGATTGTTACATCTCGCTGGCACTACAAATACTCCCATTATACACTTGGGTTCGTCACTCAATCCTAACTTCAGAGCTCCATACAGAACAGTGCATGGTCAGTATCATAACTACAAGTATGTAGCTGGTACATGCGCACTACAATGTTGTTCTGATATGAAATATGGAGTTAAGGAGTGGGGATCTGTACAAGGCGTACAACCTTTAATAGGTTGCCTTGAAAATAAAGATAAGTTTTATTGTCATCCAGAAGTAGATCAAGTTTATGAAGAAGCTATTAATTATATCTCCACACTTTAGTACAGGAGGAGCACCCCAGGTAACATTAAATAAGGTAAAATTGTTACGAGACCACTATGAAATCATGGTGGTGGAATATGCATTTCTTGCATGGAACTTTGTTGTACAGCGCAAGAAGGTACAAACTTTGATTGGAAACAACTTTAAATCTCTAGGAGAAAACAAAAGAGAGCTTTTAGATTTTATCGATACCTTCAATCCAGATGTCATCTCTATGGAAGAGTTTCCTGAGATGTTTATGGATAATGATTTAACTAGAGAAATATATAGTGAAGACAGAACATATCGTATTGTAGAAACTACACATGATAGTTCATTTCCTCCTAGTGAGAAAAGATGGATGCCTGATAGCTTTGTATTTGTTAGTGCTTATAACATCTTCAAGTATGCTCACTTGGATGTACCTATGGAAGTTATTGAATATCCTGTCAATCTAAAGCTTGACAAAAGGGAACCAAAAGTAAAGCAATACCTTGACGTTTGTATAGTGGGACTGTGGACACCACGTAAGAATCAAGCCTATGCTATAGAGATAGCTAGACATCTTATAAACTACAATATAAAGTTTCACTTCTTAGGTAATCAAGCTGGTAACTTTGAGAGCTATTGGAAACCATTAATGGAAGATCTTCCTGAGAACTGTATAGTACATGGAGAATCAGATAGGGTTAGTAGTTTTATAAAAGATTGTGACATGTTCTTGTTTACATCTAGAGGAGATAGAGGTAACAAAGAGCTCAATCCAATAGCTATTAAAGAAGCGCTAGAGTATCCACACATCCCTAAGATGATGTTTAATCTAGATGTATATTGTAATAAGTATGATGACTATAGAGATGTAGTTTATTTAAGTGGCGATAGTTATACTGATAGTATAAATATGAGAAAAATATTAAACCTACAAGAGAAGAATAACCAGCTTATTGTTATAGGCACCTATCCAAACACTGATGCCAGGATTAAGCTAACTATAGATTGCATCAATAGCGCTAAGAAGTTGGATAGACCAATCATGTTAGTGAGTCATTATCCTGTACCTAAGAAGATACAGGAAATGGTAGACTATTACATCTATGATCAACACAATCCTTTGACACATCATAGCTACTACAATAGATTCTATCGTGAAGATGAACAAGCTAAGGTGGAGATGAAGATAACTGGAAATAGTAACCAGTCTCTCACTGTTCTAACTAACTTGATTAATGCAGGTAAGGCAGCCAAAGCATTTGGGTTCAATAAGATGTTCTATGTAACATTTGATATAGAGCTAGATGAAAAGGACTTCCCTGCTATCTATAATGGGTTTAGTAAATTAACTAGTGAATGGCAAGCTGTACTAGCTACATTGAATACACCATTTGGTAAGGGTATACAAACCAATGGTATGTTCTTCAATACAGACTTTGTAGGTAAGCTATTAGATGATGTACGTACACCAGAAGAGTATAATAAACTATGTGAATCTATAGGAGCTCAGAACTTCTTAGAAGATTACATGATGAAGAAGGTGCAGAAGACTAATGGGGTGTGGGTAGAGTATCCAAATATGGAAACTTTTCTAGAGCACAGTGGGCATGGTACGTCTTCTAACAGTGAGTATTATGGAATACTAAAGGAACAAATATCTGGTCAGAATGTATTCTATTTCCATTCATACAATAATGATCATAGAGTTATAGAAGTTGTATTTGATGATAGTGATACTACTACAGCTGCATCCATAACTCTATCAGAGAAACAAACATTAGTGTTACCTATCCCTGATGATGTCAAGACAGTAGAGTTATTTATAGTGGATCAATGGACGACAATAAAAGAAGAGTTATATATCCTAGATGGATATGAACATGATGGAACTATTATTTTAAAGCAAATGGCAAATGCAAATAAGAACAGACCTACAATTAAATTAGTACACATTCAAACTACATTAAATGATGAACGAGAACGATTATCTAGAGCTTCATTACAAGAAGTCAAAGCTTATGGATGGGAGTATATCCTCCACCAGAATATCCCTTATGCCAGCCTTCCACCCCAGCATAACTGTAACAGACCACAAGCAATCTCAATGGAGTTATTCGATGAGGCTACAGTCAGAGAGCGAAGCACAGCGCTTACGCCAGCACACTATGGTTGCTATGAAGCATTCAAAAATGCCATATTGGCTGAAATGCATGACTGCGAATACATAATAGTCTGTGAGGGAGATTGTTTAATTGAAGGAGATGTTGGAAATTTCATACACAAAGTGGAAAAATGTGCGTTAATGTTGGAAAAAAACAACATAGGCTTTATGTCTTTTGGAGACAAAGATACATTAGAGTTTGCATGGCCACAGAGTCCTGTAGTGAGAGAGGTAGATGAAGATATGTATGTTACAGATCATTTAATAGGATTACAATGCATTATGTTCCCTTCTTATGTCAGTAACTTTTTAAAGGAAAAACTGCGTTTAAGTAAATGGGACGCAGCTGATATGTATTTTAACCAAATATTTTATAGCAGTTCTTAT